TAAACTCACCAGGTTGTAATGGTTGTGCATCATCTCTAACTCTTATGCCTCTAGATTTAAAACCTGCTGGTAAGTTAGCTAAAGTACCGGCATCAAGTAATTGTCTCAATGCAGCAGTGGCTGTTCTGGTTAATCCACCAATCATATGGATTAATCCGAAACCATAAAATCCTGTGCCAGGTAAAAATTTAAATTGCACAAAGTAATTTATTTTTTTCTTCAGTGGATCAGTTGGTTTATAATTTCTTCTAATAGATAAAATTTTATTATTAGCCTCTGCAATTGTAATTACGTAAGGTAATTTAATTCCAGTTGGCTCGCCATCCTCACCCATGTCCTCATAGCCTTCAAGATCTAAATTAGTATGCATTTCATACAGAGTATATTGATCCTCTTGACCATCTTTAGAAATTCCTTCTAATTGTAATTTTTTATCCTCTAATTGATTTGTTGTTACAGGAGGTGTTCCTAATTCTATGTCTCTATAAAAACCAGACACTTGTTGTTTTCTTAATTCATTTTCTGAAATTTTAATTACGTGAACAACTGCTTCTGCATCATCTAAAGAGTTTGCAGAATATGGTACCACTAAATCTTCAGCCGGTACAAATTTTGATACCGCCCTACCTAAAAGATCGTCATAGTAGACTTTCTTAAAGGTAGATCCGGAAAGAGGGAGGTAAAAAAGCATTTGATCAAACTCTGGCTCGTATTCCTTCATTTGATCCATGATCTGATAGTTCATGAAGTCTTTCACCCGTTTTGCTTGTTCTTCTTTTGGCACATCTACGTTACCCAAAATTTGAGTTCGCACTGGTCCATCAGAAGGAAGCAATTCTTTATAAGCTTGCGCTTGAAACTGTGTTACCGCTTCAGCTAGTACAGGGTGATTAACACCCGATGCACCTCTGAAAGGTTCTGTTCTTCTTTCGTATTTAAAACCTAAAAGTTCTAAACCTTCTCTGTATGATTGTTCCCAATCTCCACGTGATTCTTTGTATTCATTGTATTGTTCTACAATTTTTGATCCTAATGGATCTAAAATTTCTTCTCCTAAAAATTCTGCTAAATTTTCAAAGTGATCTTCACCACCTTCAGGTGATGCAACTTTTGGATCAAAAGAAACTTCAGCACCGCCTTCTTCTGTCATTTCTATTTCGACAGGTCCACCTTTAGTTTCAACCTCTTCTACTTTTTCTTTGATTGCTTCTTCGATCTCCACTTCTCCTGGAACGTCGACAGTCGTTTTTGTATTCGGTAATGGTTTATCTATTTCAGCCATTTGCTATTTTACCTTGTTTTAAATAATGATTCAACACCTGAACCACTGATATCAGGCATTGTTATAATTGTCAAATCTACAGACCCACCATCTGCATAAAATTGTTTAAACCTACTAAGCATATCTGGTGAACTAAAATAACCCTTACCACCAGAAGCTGCAAAATTTTTAGTGTAGTTAGCATACATTTTATCAATATCATATAAGTTAGTTTTTGGATCAACCTGGTTTGCAGCGTATATACCTGATCTAAATTTTTCTTTATCAGGGTTATAAATCTTTGGATATTTACCGGCTGCAATATCTGCATAAGTATCTGGTCCATATACTTGACCATCTGGCCCTGTATATTCAAATTTTCCATCTGATCTTTGTTTAGATGTAAAACCTCGAATAAGACTGCCACCACTTGTTTGTGATTGTTTCATAAAATCAGGACCTAAAGTAATATCCGGATTATACTGTGTAGCTTGATCACCAAAAACTCCGCCCTTGGAAATAAATTTTCCTAAACCACCAAATTGATCATCACGAAAATCATAAGCTGTCCCACCTGTAAAAGTTACTTTACCAGTTTTAGGATCAACAACATAATCTGCTTGTCCTAGAGTAGTTGCGAGTGCAGCCTCTGGATCTGTAATCGATCTTTTTCCAAATCCTTCAAATTCTTTTCCAGTTGTTGTTTGAACTCCATAGTCTCGATAATCAATTCCACCTTTTAATTTTCCAGTTTTAGAAATTTTATCTTGAATTATGTTTTGTAAAGAAGCTTGCATACTACCGGTAATAGGTGTTCCCTGAATACCTAAAACTCCTTTTGCCGCTTGAAGTGGAATGACTGCTGCAGTTCCTAATTTTTGTCCTTGGGTGGCAATTAAATCTCCTAAATAATTACTTAAGTTCTGTCTTTTTTGTGCAGCTGTTCCTGCCCCCACTTGATCTAAAGCTTTAGCAAAATCTACGGCCGATGCTACTCCTCCTGTAGCTTTTTTAATTCTAGTAAACTCTTCTAGGTTTGTGATACCACCACTAATTCCTTCCTCTATATCTTTTACGTAATCCTCTCCATCTTTTCCAAAAAATTTATAAACTTCTTCAGCTTCAGTTAATTCATCTCCACCTGTTTCTGGATCTCTTTTAATTTCTGCAAATCCTTTTGAACCTTGGTCAGTATCAAAATATATTTCTGCACTGCCATCAGTTTGATTTACATCGACAGTAATATCAGGTCTGTCAGGGTGTTTGTAGCTATCTACTCTGCCAGATTCTTTTACTTTAGTTCCTTCTTTCATAACTTTAGAAATTACCATTTCATAAAGCTCCATACCTTTATCACTCACAGCCGCAATACCTTCTTGCACAGTTTCTGATTTAAGAGGTTTTGCAACTCTACCAACAATTGGCAATGATGCGAAACCACCTAACAATTTCATAAAAGTTCTTCTATCCATTATGCTGATACATCCATAAGTTCTTGTTGCTCTTTGAGATATTCTTGATACGCCATTGGATCATTTTCTCTCATTTCATCAATTCTATCCTGTTCTTCTTGTGCTATATTATACAGTTCTTTTCCAATACCTAAAGCGGTAATTCCCATACCAACCGGTGTCATCATTGCTCCAACTCTACCTAGAGATAAAGCTCTACCCAAAACATTTTGTAAACCTTTACCACCAAATCTTTTTGCTGCTTCTGGATATAATAATTCTATTCCAACCATAGGATCAACTGTTGCATCAACAATATTTTTACCCTCATCTAAATTACCTTTTACAGTCATACCTGCAAATCCTAAACCTGCTGTAGAACTACCTAGTGTGGATAATAATCCAGATAATAATTTACCTGCTCCTTTTCTAACCGTCTTACTTAGTAAAGGTGCTGACGCTACAGCAGCCGTGGGCATTGGATTGTTT